GAATCAAGTACTAAAGGAATAAAAGAGAGTGCGCGCGCAAAGAAAGAACCAGAACAGTATTTCGAGGATGAAGAACTTAACTGCAAGTTTTTGGAATTCCTTGCTATGCGTAAGAAAATCAGAAAGCCAGTAAGAACAGACAGAGCTTTGAAAGCTTTGCTCAAAAAATTACACGAGTTGTCCGGCGGAGATTTGGGAACGATGAAAAAAATCATAGACCAGTCATTGGACAAGGAGTGGTTAGGATTCTTTGAGCTGAAAACAGGTAACGACAGCACGAAGAACATCAACGATCGGCTGTACGGAGATATACAGCACTGGGCGGCACAGAAAGAACAGGAGGGAGGCGGAATGTATGACGATTTCGGAGTTTTCTAAAATCGTAGCCGCACTAAAAACCGTCTACACGGCTCCGGGATTTGTTCCCAACGAACAGGCGTTGGACATGTGGTACCGCCTGGTAGGCAAGAACAACGACTACCAGACAATAAGCGTAGCGGCACAGATGTACATGACAACTGGCAAGTTCCCACCAACACCAGCAGATATTTTGGAGTGTGCCAGCAAGCTCAAAGCAGAAAGCAGCTACCTGAGTGAGCAGGAAGCATGGGCAACAGTGGCAAAGGCGTGCAGTAATGGGATTTACGGTTACAGAGAGGAGTTTAACAAACTGCCCCCTACGTTACAAAAGGCGGTAGGAACGCCGCAGACGCTCCATGACTGGGCGGTAGTAGATTCGGCGGACTTTCAGACGGTCATACAGTCAAATTTCCTTAGGAGCTACAGAGCGGCGTTAGAAAGACAAAAGGAGATAGACAAGTATCCACCGAAACTCCAAAAGATGATACAGGCGGCGGGAGCGATAGAGCAGAAAGAAACAGTACCAGAACTACCCACACTGGGAGAAATAGTTGAGCGATTAGAGCAGGATAATAAAAATTATACCCCGGAACAATGTAGTGGAGCGTTAGGGGATTGGATAGCAGGAAAGAAAGAGAGGATGGGCTATGGATACGATGATTAATGCAACCGGATTTCCGGCGAAAGAATATGACAACGAAGTGACAGGGAAGGGAGTGATCCCGGCGGAAGTCACGATTGCTGTCAAAGACAAAGAGGTAGCACAGGGACTGCTTGAGTTATTTAGACTGGGCGTTGAAAGAAGCAACGATATGAAAAAGATAGAGGCATACGCCAGAGGTTACAATGAACTGAGCAAGGCCATTAAAGAGGCGTGGGGGACAGGAAATGGAACGAGAATTTGACCCGGCTAAAGAATATTTAAAGACGCAGCACCTTGAGGCAGAATATGAGTGCAGAACAGCACATAAAGCAATCAAACGAGGTGCGGCAAGTTACAACGAATATGAGCAGGGATACGAGGAGGAAGAAGAGCAATGACACTATACGAGATTGACAGTGCAATCATGGACTGCGTAGACGAAGAAACAGGAGAAATTATTGACCTCGAAAAACTTGAGGCTCTCAACATTGAGAGAGACAAAAAAGTGGAGGGAATCGCACTGGCGGTGAAGAATTATGCTGCAGAAGCAAAGGCAATCAAAGAGGAGGAAGAAAAGCTTGCGAAACGCCGTAGAAGTTGCGAGAATGCCGCACAGAGGTGCAAGGACTATCTGTCCCATGCTCTTGACGGCGAAAAACTTAAAACGGCAAGAGTAAGTGTATTCTACAAGAGCAGCGAGTCCGTAACCATTGACGACTTAGGCAGCCTGGCAGGGGAATACATCAGGATTCCAGAGCCGCAGGCGGACAAGACAGCGATTAAAAAGGCGATTAAAGCCGGGAAAGAGGTCGCAGGGGCACACATTGAGACCTCAAAAAGCGTGATTGTGAGGTAAGAAAGATGGGAGACGTTTACAAAAAGTTGCAAAGAATTCAGGCAGAATTAAAGGTGCCAAAGAGTAAATACAGTGAGTATGGCGGCTATAGTTACAGGAGCTTAGAGGACATCTATGAGGCAGTAAAGCCTTTATTGGACAGGGAAGGCTTAATATTAGCCGTAAACGACGAAGTTATTATGCTGGGCAACCGATTTTACATAAAGGCGACAGCGATTTTAAAAGACATAGAAAGCGAGGGCAGTTTTCGCACTACAGCATACGCCAGGGAGGAGGAAAGCAAAAAAAAGATGGATGCAGCACAAGTTACCGGCTCAGCATCGAGCTACGCGAGAAAATACGCGTTAAATAGCTTGTTTCTTCTGGACGACTCGAAAGACGCGGATACAGACGAATACAAACGCAACGAGGTTGTCACGGAGAAAGAGGCGAAACGACTCTATGATTTGATGCAAAAAAAAGGAATGACGGAAGCCCAGATTAAAGAATGGGCAAGTCAAAGAGGTTTAAAATCATTGTATCAGACGACACAACAACAATACGCTGAAGCCATGAAGGAATTAGGACTAAAATAGCATGGATTTAACTGGAAAAATAAAAAACTTAGCAGTGGATTATTTTAGCAAAAAGATAACAGTTACCTTGGAAATCAACGAGGCGGAGCGGTTTATAAAGGGCGTGGACGAACTGAAAAAGCTGGAAAAGTTGTCCGTAATAATTAAACCGTTTCGCAAGAAAAGAAGCCTGTCGGCAAACGCCTATTTCCACGTCCTGGTCACCAAAATAGCGGAGAAAGCCGGCACGAGCAAGGCAGAAGCCAAAAATTTAATGATAGGCAGATACGGGCAACCGGAGCTGATAAAAGGGGACATAGCAGTTTTAAAAACCAATGTTCCGACCGATATCATGTATAAAAAAGAGGACGTTCACACGGTTGCGATAGGACCGCGGCTAGAAAAAGGCAAAGAGGTAGTGTTTTACAGGCTCATGCGAGGTTCGCACACCTACGACAGCCGGGAAATGAGCGAGCTAATCAAAGGCACGATACAGGAAGCGGAAGACTTAGGAATTGAAACGCTAACACCAAGAGAATTGGAACAAATGTTAGGAAAATGGAAGCCAAGAAAGGAAGAAGAGAAATGAAAAAATTTGAATTAACAACAGAATTTATCACAAATGCGCTTGGAAAAAAGTTATTTAGAATCAAAGCACTGGTTGAATTTGGGAGCGTGAAAGCCGGAGAGCTAGGCGGGTACGCGGAGAAAGAGGAAAATATATCACAAGACGGCAATGCATGGGTTTCCGACGATGCATGTGTGTACGGCGATGCAAAGATTTTCGGCAATGCATGGGTTTCCGACGATGCATGTGTGTACGGCGATGCAAAGGTTTTCGGCAATGCATGGGTTTACGGCGATGCATGGGTGCACGGCAATGCAAAGGTGTCCGACAATGCAAAGGTGTCCGACAATGCAAAGGTTTTCGGCAATGCAGAGGTGTACGGCGATGCAAAGGTGTCCGACAATGCAAAGGTTTTCGGCGATGCAAAGGTGTACGGCGATGCAAAGGTGTACGGCAATGCATGGGTTTCCGACGATGCATGTGTGTACGGCGATGCAAAGGTTTTCGGCAATGCATGGGTTTCCGACGATGCATGTGTGTACGGCGATGCAAAGGTTTTCGGCAATGCATGGGTTTACGGCGATGCATGTGTGTACGGCGATGCAAAGGTGTCCGACAATGCAGAGGTTTCCGGCGATGCATGTGTGTACGGCGATGCAAAGGTGTCCGACAATGCAGAGGTTTCCGGCGATGCAGATTATGCATTAGTAAAGGGATTCGGGACAGAATTCCGATGCACAACTTTTTACAGAGATAAAAATAAAAAAATAATGGTTAACTGCGGATGCTTCCATGGAGATTTGGAAGCATTCAGAAAACAGGTAAAAGAAACACGAAGCGGGAAAATAGCAAAAGAATACCTAATGATCGCCGATTTGATGGAATATCATTTCGCAAGCGAGGATTCTAGCGATGAATAGCGTACTACAAACTAAAAAAGAGTGTTTTTTCTGCAAAACAACCCAAAATTTACATAGGCATCACGTTTTATATGGCAGCAGCAACAGAAAACAAGCCGAAAAGTATGGTTTTACAGTTTATTTATGTTTAAATCACCATACCAACGGCGGCGAGGCAGTGCATCGCAATCCCAACGGACCACTAGACAGGTACCTCAAGGAGCTGGCGCAGAAGTACTGGGAGGAGAACAACGGAACGAGGGAAGAATTTATCAAAACATTTGGGAGGAATTACCTGTGAACAAATTTAAAAATAAAAAGATTTTTACGACAGCCGGAAAGTTTGACAGTAAAAAAGAAATGCATCGCTATTTAGAACTGGCGGCGATGCAAGAAGCGGGGAAAATTACAGGATTAGAGCGACAGGCTAGATACATCCTTATAGGCAGCCAGAAACGAGAGGATGGCACTACAGAACGCCCCGTATCATATACAGCAGATTTCCGCTACACAGACAAAGAGGGAAAGATTGTTGTTGAGGACGTAAAATCCCCGCGCACAAGAAAAAATCCGGAATACATCATCAAGAGAAAGCTGATGCTTGAACGGTATGGCATCACGATCAGGGAGGTGGCGTAATGAAAAAAACAGGAGACTCAGAAGCAAGAAAAGCGGCGAAAATACTCAAGAAGTACTGCAACGAGCATAAATATTGCCGAAATTGCCTTTTTGCGGTAGGAAAGGAGGGCGCGGCTTGCCTGCTAGTAAATAAATTGCCGTTTGACTGGGTAAGATATTAAAGCTGGACACCCTCCGGGGTTAAGGATAGATACACATTACAGCAACACGTTAACGGTTCCATGAGGAGCTATATGCCATTGATTCCTCCGGATTTATTCCGGAGGGGAAAGGAAAGAAAATGCCATACGGGCTGAAAGATGAAGATTTTAATAAAATACAAAACGAAATAGTGAAAAAACTATATGAAATACCAAGCCTTGACCGAGCCACATTCTTGGTGGGATGCACAGAACAAGAGCTAAGGGAAGCAATGACCGAACTACGCAAAACACCTAAATCGAGGGGGAAAATTGAAGCCGTAGAAAGGGAGTTGAGAAACAGAGGAAACAAAAACAAAAAAACAAAGCTTTTCCCAAGCGACCTGACAGAAAAGAGATTTGCGAGGGAGTGGACGAAAGCGTGCGGAAGAATAAGGGGGAATGAATAATGACATTAGAAGAGGCGATTGGGATTTTAGAAAAGGATATACACACAGACCCACCAAAAAGTGCAATTACGGCAAGAAAACATGATAAAGCCATATTGATGGCACTCAAAGCATTGGAAAAGCAGATTTCCAAGAAACCTATTGAAAGATTCACAGGCAATGAATATGTATGCGAGTGCCCGATTTGTCATGGCAGAACGTATACACCAAATGAAGTGGAGATTCAAAGTATTCAATATTGTTCTTGGTGCGGCCAGAAATTAGATTGGAGGCATAAATGAGCGATAATACAATCGAACCGGATACATATATGGGTTTAGCACAACAATACATAAAAAATGAAATAAGTGATGAGGAGTTTACGAAGCGGTGTAACCGACTGAAAAGGATACCAATGAAGACCTACGTGAGCATATCAGAAAAATTCATGCATGGTGAAATAAGCGAGGACGAATTTGTGGAGCGGTATAACCGATTGATTGAGCAGGAAGCTGAAAAATACTGGGAACCGGTCGAGCCACATGAACATATATAAAGGAGTGATAAAACTATATGAAACAGCTTAGCCTTGAAGATATCAATCTTGATATAATTCCGATTAATGTTCTTCAGGATGTAGATAAGCGAATATCTGACTGGAGGTCAATGGGAGGCAAAGATTCCGATGCATACATCCAGAGTCAATTAAGATATTTGAAACGAGTCGAGTTGATGGCAAACAACGTTGCAGGTACGCTCACATATTTTTAAACAGGAGGAACAAAAATGGACAGAAAAGAAATGATGAACGCATTAGAAACAATCAGAAAAGCTTGCACAGGAAGGTGTGAGGAGTGCAAGTTTGGAACAACAGAAGGAGCGTGCAAGCTAAAAGAAACAAATCCGGATGAGTGGACACCTGAAGCTATGGGATTTAGGTGTAGAGACTGCGAGTATAAAGCATCTGAATACTGCGAGAGGTGCGGTGTTCTTGCCCGTCCCGACGTTATTGTGGGGGTTGGTCACAAAACTATTGACGGAATACCAAGCAAAGAGCCCTACGAGATAGTTGTAAGACTGACAAACGGAAATACGGTTACGTATCAGCGAGTAAACTAAAACAAAAAGGAGGGAGAAAGATGTTAACTGCTGTATATGATACAGGGCGTTCTACCGACGCAATGGAAATCCAGAAAAACGCTCAATATTTGAAAGAAGAAATGACTGGTTGTATATACAGGCACTTCAAAGGAGAATTATATATCGTAACGGACGTTGTAGTAAATTCCGAGTCTCTTAAAATAGAAGTAATATACAAAGACTTTACACCTTCCCAGCTTACATGGAGTAGAGATTTAAAACAATTTTTTTCGGGAGTCAATACAACAAAGTACCCTGACGCGCTACAAAGAGTGAGGTTTAAAAAAGTTGGAAGAAACGGGGAGATAGAACGATGAGTAATCCCAAACACGACTGGTATGGGCACGCAGTCAAGCAAGTAAAAAAGTACCCAGACAAATTAATTGCAGAAAATACAGCTCAGTCAGCCCTATGGATGTACGCTATTAACAAGGCGATAAAACAGACAGAGGGAATGGACAACGGTGAGGACAGAATAAAAGCTGTACAGCTGGTGTATTTTAATGACAGATACACGATAGCAGGGGCGGCGGATAAGCTCGGATACGCAGAAATGACTATACGCAGATGGCTTAGTGCTTTCGCCAATTTGGCTGGGAAATATGCGGGATATTAGAGAGGGAGAATTATCTCCCTCTCTTTTTTATGTTTGTCTAACATGGCTTAAAAGATGTCGTACAATACACTTGTACGGACGAGTACTGGTAACTTTTTGTGAGACATAACCTCCTCTATCTTTTTGTGGTAAAAGTGTAAACTCTCATCCGCGTAAAAGAGAGTACGTAAGACGCCTATCCCACGGTGTCTTACGTTCCATACAGGTTGCGGGTCTACAAGTGTTTAGAGACCAGCCGCTTATTAGTCTTACCCCGGCGGCTGTTAAGGTGCAATTCCTTATACTTGTATTTAGTTGCGTTATGCAACTGGTGTAAACGATTTTTTTCACATTTTCTTTCCTTTCATATAACCCCGTAATGAATTGTTTACGGGGTTATGGTTGTATTTAGGAGGTGACCCCAAATGGGATAAGTAAATATCAAGAGTGGCTGACCAAAGAAGGGTTGCTAAAAATAGAGGGATGGGCACGAGATGGATGCACAGATAAAGAGATTGCGGCAAACATCGGTATTAACCCAGATACCTTATATACATGGAAGAAAAAATTTCCAATTTTAGCCGATACCTTAAAAAAGGGAAAAGAAGTTGTGGACAGGCAGGTAGAAAAAAGCCTGTTACAACGGGCGTTAGGATACAGCTACGAGGAGACGAGTGAAAAGTACGAAGGCGGAGAAATGACGGAGCGAAAAGTAACAAAGAAGCACATTCCACCGGATACAACAGCACAGATATTCTGGTTAAAGAACAGAAAACCAGAACAATGGCGTGATAAGCCGCAGTCAGAGAGTGCGAGTGACAAAGCACTGGCGAAAGCTATTGAAATCCTTGGGGGTGTCAATAGTGTCATTGACTAGCAAACAAAGGGAATATCTGCAAGGTTGTAATCACCGTTGGAACGTAAAGACCGGGGCGACAGGCTCTGGGAAATCCTTTGTTGACTACGCAATCGTAATCCCTCAACGCCTGACACATCTAAAAGGGTTAGGGCTTGCTGTGATGTTGGGAAACACCAGAGGCACGCTACAACGTAACATACTTGACCCCATGCGAGAGATATGGGGAGAGGAGTTAGTTGGCGAAATACGCAGTGACAACACAGTACAGCTATTTGGCAAAAAGGTATATGCACTAGGCGCTGACAACAAGAAGCACGTTGCAAGGATACAGGGAGCGACGATTGAGTATGCATACGGCGATGAGGTGACAACGTGGAATCAAGAAGTTTTTGAGATGTTAAAATCTCGTCTCAGGACATCACGCAGTCATTTTGATGGGACGTGCAACCCGGCGGGACCGAAACACTGGTTCAAAGGCTTTCTGGATTCCGATGCAGATATATTCCAGCAGGCGTACAACATACACGATGGCTGTTTACCTCCGGCGGTAGTAGACGAACTGATAAAGGAGTACTCCGGCACGCACAGGTATCAACGCTACATACTGGGCAACTGGGCAGTGGCAGAAGGGCTTGTATACGATATGTTTTCAGAGGAAAGGCACGTCTGTAAAGCAAAGACTAGCGGAGATATAATTGTTAGCTCCGATTTTGGTATGCAAAACGCCACCGTCTTTTTAATCTGGCAGAAAAGAGTGGATACCGGCAACTGGCACTGCATAAAAGAGTACTACTATTCAGGCAGGGAGAACAACCGCATGAAACCGGTCAGTGAGCTGGTAAAAGGACTAGAGGACACGCTAAACGGGCAGAAAGATGATTTAGTCATTGTTGACCCATCCGCCGCCGCTCTCATCGTAGAGTTACGCAGTAGAGGACATAAGGTCAAAAAGGCGGATAACACTGTTAACGACGGGATAGCAGATGTTGAGACGATGTTGACACAAGACAAATTATCGTTTGACCCGTCTTGCACGCACACAATCGAGGAGTTTGGCATCTATGCATGGGACCCAACAGCGGCTGACAAAGGCAGGGATGCAGTTATAAAACAGTCAGACCACGCAATGGATGCTATCAGGTATCTTGTAAAAACATTAAAACTCGTCAAGCGCAGCCGAACAAAACAATACAAATCAATTCTAGGGTGATAACAATGTATCTATCATATCAAGATTTTGTTGCCGCAAAAGACAAAGGGCAATTTATAAATCAGTTTATAAAATTCCACGAGAGTACAGGAGCATACAAAGAGGCGTTAAGGGCGGACAAGTATGACGCACAGGAAAATGAGACTATCTTGCAATTCCAGCGTGTTTATTACACCTTGCTAGGTCAAAAAAAGATAGATAATTTTTCGTCTAACGCACGGATATGCTCTAATTTCTTTCACAAATTAAATACACAGCGTTGTTCGTACAGTCTAGGAAACGGCGTCTTTTTTAATGACATGAGTGTCAAGGATAAACTGGGCAAAAAGTTTGACACAAGAATTAAAGAGGCAGCATACGATGCGTTAATTCATGGTCAGTCCTTTTTGTTCTGGAATGTGGACCACGTGCACGAATTTCCCCTCACACAGTTCGCCCCAATGTGGGACGAGGACACAGGAGCATTGATGGCAGGCATAAGATTCTGGCAGTTAGACGAGCAGAAACCGTTTAAGGTTGTGCTATACGAAATAGATGGCTATACAACCTACAGTGCAGAAAGCAAATTCGGAGAATTGAAAGAGACCGCTCCCAAGCGGGCATACAGACAAAGAGTCGAGGTTGCTAATAATTTAGAACCCGAAATCATCGGAGAAGAAAATTACAGCAGTCTCCCCATTGTGCCGATGTTTGGCAACAAGCGACACATAAGCACCCTGAGAGGGATGCAGTCGAAGATTGATGCCTACGACGCGGTGCAAAGTGGTTTTGCCAATGATCTGGACGACTGTGCACAGATGTATTGGCTAATTTCCAACGCTGACGGTATGACAGACGATGAGCTGGCGGAATTCAGGGACCGGCTCAAGTTTCAGCATATCGCAAAGGCCGAGGAGGGGCAGGTACAGGCATACACACAAGAGCCGCCGTATACCGCCAGAAAAGAGTTTCTCACACAAATGCGGTCGGAGATTTATGAGGACTTCGGGGCATTGGATGTACACGCCATAGCCGCCGGTGCAACAAACGACCATATCGACGCAGCATATCAACCATTGGACGATAATGCGGATGATTTTGAGTACTTCGTGGGCGATGCGATTGAGAAGATTCTGGAGCTCGCAGGGATTGATGACGAGCCGCAATTTAAACGGAACAGAATCAGTAATGAGAAAGAGCGCACAGACATGATTCTTGAGGCGGCTAATTATCTGGACGAAGAAACTATCCTGAAAAAATTACCATTTGTCGCACCAGAGGAAGTGCCGGACATCCTTGCAAAGTTGGACGAAGAATCATATAACCGCTACACAGAACCAATTGAACCTGATGCGCCGGAAGGTAACCCGGAAGGGGATGAATAACTATGTATCCATCTGACAAGTGGACAGAGCAGGAGCTACAAAAGTTAGAAAAGCGGTTAGCAGATGTATATAAACAAGCCGGAAAGGAACTTGACGGCAAAGCGAGAAACTATTTTAAACAGTTTTCCCACCGGTACGCCAAAGAATATGCGACATACCAGGCAGGGAAATACACAAAAAAAGAATTTGAAGCATGGCTAATAAATCAGTATGGCAGAGGGCAGAGGTGGGAAGCACTGCGCGAGGACATGGCGCGGCGACTGACAGAGTCAAACCAGATTGCCGCGGCATACATCAATGAGAAAACCCCCCTTGTTATCGCCCTTAATCGCAATTTTGAGGCATATATGATTAAATCTCTTGTGCCTGATAGACAGATAAAAGAGATTGGAGATATTGCATTTAATTTGGTTGATGAGCATACAGTTAAGCGGCTGACAGTCAGAAAACAAAAAATTCTCCCACCCCGAAGGGTGCTAAAAAGCAAGGATGTGCACTGGAACAAAAAGAAATTGCAAAATGCACTACTGCAAGGAATTTTACAGGGTGACAGCATAAAAAAGCTCGCAGGACGATTCCAAAACGTTACAGGTATGAATCATACTGCCGCAATTAGAAACGCCCGCACAGCGTTCACAGGGGCACAGAACGGGGGCAGGCAGGCAGCATACGAGGAAGCCTACCAGATGGGAATTGATGTAGTGAAACACTGGACAGCAACAAAGGACTTGAGGACACGAGACAGTCACAGAGCGCTAGATGGCGAAGAAGTACCGTTTAACATGGCGTACTCAAACGGTCTCATGTATCCGGGAGACCCAAGTGGAATCCCGGCGGAAGTTTATAACTGCCGCTGTACGCAGAGAACTGCACTACCCGCCGAACTAGCACAACCGCGAATGATACGCGTCAGAAACCCAGAGACAGGCAGAAACGAAGTCATAGAAGACATGACCTACTACGAATGGTTAGCAACGCAAAGGGGGCGAATATAATGGCGGATATTGATGTTGTGAGTCACGTGGACGAAGTAATACTTAAAACCACCATGGCACTTGCAAGGGCATTAGAACAGGCAGGAGCCGCCGCAGAAGGGCACGCAAAAGACCTTTGCCCGGTCGATACGGGCGCATTAAGAAACAGCATTACGCATCGGACCGACTTGGAAAATCTCACGGAAACAATAGGCAGCAACGAAGAATACGCCGCCTATGTGGAACTAGGAACTGGCGTGTATTACAAGGGAGGAAGAAAGACCCCGTGGACTTATCAGGACGATAAGGGACAATGGCACATCACAAACGGTCAGAGGGCGCAGTCGTATTTAAAACCGGCGGCGGCAAATTACGCGAAAGAATACACAGCAATCATTGCAGATGAATTAAAAGGAGCGATGGAATAATGGACAGATTGTCTTTGCTCGTCAAGGCAAAGGAAACGGCGGAGTATTTTGTTGATAAAAAGTTTAAATACTCTCAAAACGTGGCGAATAGCTGGGCGGGCGCAAAGAAGAAAAAGGTAAGCAACTGCGCATCGTTCGTGTGCTATTGCTTACAGCAGTTAGGAATCCTCAAGGCCGGGCAGATGTTTTACTGCAATAAAAGCGGAAACATCGTCTGGAAGGGAACAGGGACCAAGACAGCTATGTTAAAACACTACAAACTGATTACAGTCAACAAGTTGCCGCGGGATTATAAAAGTAAATTAAAGCCTGGAGACATTTGCCTTTATCGCCTACATACTAACATTTTTGCAGGAATAAACGAGAGCAATAAAATGGTCTGGTGGGATGCTGGAAAGGCTAGTACAAATACTAAAAAAGCAGGTGGAACATACAAAAAGATACATAGGATTATTAACAGCAACCAGAAAATCTTATATGTGCTGAGATGGAAAGGGTGAGAAAATGACACAGAGAAAAATTATTGATGTATCTACATACAACGGCACGATTGACTGGAAGAAAGTAAAGAAATACGGTTGCGATGGTGCGATCATTAAGATTATCCGCAAGGATTTAGGCAAAGATAAAAAATTTGAGGAGAACTATAAAAAGTGTGAGAAATTAGGTATCCCATGGGGCGTGTATAACTACACATACGCTACTACAGTGGCAAAAGCTAAGTCAGACATGGAACTTGTATGCGACATCCTCGACAAGATTAGTAAGAAGCATTTTAAATACGGCGTTTGGTTTGACATTGAAGACAAAGTGCAGGCAGGGCTAAGCAAAGTAAAGATTGCCGAGATTATCAATGCGGCACAGACTGTCGTTGAGTCAAGAGGCTATAAATTTGGTGTTTACACCGGGATGTCGTATTTTTCGGAGCATATTGATAAAAACAAGGTCAAGTGTAAAAACTGGTGGATTGCACGTTATTACAAAGGCTATAACCGCATGGCATTTAAAGCGACACCAAACAAATCTTATAAGCCTACAAACGTAGCCGACCTTATGGCGTGGCAATATACTAGCTCTGGCGTGTTTCCAGCCAAGGCTTCAACCGGCAACGGCGGCAAGTTTGATTTAAATATTTTGTATCACGACTTCCCGGCGACGGTGCAGAAGGAAGAAACAACAAAAAAGGTTAAATACACCGGGAAATTTCCTAAATTGCCGCCACGCGGCTACTATGCGTTTTTAGACGGCATCACGGTATTAAAAAACACAAGGGAAGAAATTGAGAAATTGCAGAAGTTTTTAAACTGGGCTATCGGCTCAAAATTAGAAACTGACGGCAAATATGGAGAAAAGACAGAAGATGCAGTTAGTATTTTCCAGTCGAAATGTAAATTAAAAATTGACGGCAAATTTGGGGCGAAATCCCTTAAAGCTGCAAAATTATTTAGTAAGTAATCACGAAGTACTGTGATTTACATATAAAGTCATTTAGGGAAAGAAATCCCTCAAAGAAAAGGAGTAATCAAATGGCATTAACAAGAGCTTTTTTAAAAAGCATGACACTTACAGATGAACAGGTTTCCGCGATTATCGAGGAGCACTCTGCAACCGTTACAGGTTTAAAAGGCGAGATCACTAAATACAAAGAGGACGCAGAGAAAGTCCCAGGCCTTCAGAAGAAATTGGAGGACTACGAAAAGGACGACTGGAAAGGCAAGTATGAGAAAGAACACGCAGGTTTTGAGAACTACAAAGCCGAGCAGGACAAGAAGGCATCGTACGATGCGAAAGAAGCCGCATACAAAAAGATGCTTGAAGATTCCGGCGTGTCCAGTAAAGTAATTGGCCTTGCATTAAAAGCGTCAAAAGAAACTATTGATAATTTAAAAATCGGAACTGACGGGAAATTTGAGAACGCAACAGAGGTAGAAAAAGGCATCAAAGAATCGTATGCCGATTATATTACAACCGAAACGACTCAAGGCGCTAACGTATCAAATCCACCGGGAGGAGAACCGGGGAAAATGACCAAGAAAGAAATCATGGAAATTAAAGATGCAGGCGAACGTCAGAAAGCGATTGCGGAAAATCACGAACTTTTTGGATTTTGAAAGGAGTAGACAATGCCAGGAATAACCACTAGTACTGTATTAAATACAGATAGCGCTCTCAAAGCGAGAGAAATTGATTTTGTAACACAATTTGAAAAAAACTGGGATGCATTAAGAACCATCTTGGGAATCTTTAGACCTATTAGAAAAGAGCCGGGCACTAGCTTAGTAACCTACGAAGCACAGATGAAAGATGAGGCCTTACAGGGCGGCGCAAGCGTAGGTGAGGGTGAGGCAATCCCTTTTACGCAGTTTAAAGTTGTGGAAAGCAAGAAAGAAGATATTGTTGTAGAAAAATACGCTAAATCTTTAACTCTTGAGTCTGTGGCAAAATGGGGCGCAACGGTCGCAATCGAAAAGACAGATGATGCCTTTATGGTTGAGCTGCAGAACAAGGTTTTAAAAGATTTTTACACATTTTTAAAAACGGGAACATTAAAAGGTACGCAGAAGAAATGGCAGAAAGCACTTGCGATCGCAAAAGGTGCTGTACTCAACAAATTCGCAGGCATGAACAGAAATGTAACCGAAGTCGTAGGATTTGCAAATGTAATGGATTTTTACGACTGGTTAGGTGATAAAGAGATTACTGTGCAGACAATGTTTGGATTGCAGTATATCAAAGACTTCTTTGGTTTCTCTACACTGTTCCTCCTCCCTGACGCCTACATCCCGGCAAAAACTGTTATTGCAACACCTGTAGAAAATATTGACTTGTATTATATTGATCCCGGCGATAGTGATTTTAAAAAACTTGGCCTGGACTACACAACATCTGGCGAAACAAATCTGATTGGATTCCACGCAGGCGGCAACTATACAAACGCCACAGGCGAAACATACGCCATTATGGGCATGAAGCTGTGGGCAGAATACCTTGACGGTGTTTGCGTAGTTACTGTCGGAACCACAGAAACTATCCCAGAAGTATCAAGTGCCGTTTCGGAAGTAAGTTCGAACGGAAAATAAAAGGGGATGATTGAGTGCTTTATGAAATCATGAATCACATTCACAATTTCTTCCCGGTCAAAGGGGCGGCAATCACGGGAGAAATAACAATCGGAGATTGGATTTTTGACACGCTTAATTTTGATGTAGGCGTGACAGAAGATACTAAAGACCTGCGTTATTCTACTACCGCGATTCGCCTCCCGCTACAAGATGGGCAGTACTATTTAGTAAGCGGCTCTATCTTTAATGACGGGGTTTATCAGTACCACAAAGGCAATACTGCTCCGTTACAGGAGGAGACTTTTAACGGCGTAGTTGTTCCGCTGGCTATCCCTAAACCGTTTTTGTCACTGGTGGACGAAATCAGCGAGTGGCAGGCGAAAAACGGCAATTTAGGAGCGTATCAGTCGGAATCGTTTGGCGGATATTCGTACAGCAGGGCAACAAACAGTAAAGGCGAGACCTACACGTGGCAAGATGCCTTTAGGGCACGCCTGAACCCATGGAGGAAAATGGCATGAGTTTAATCAATGAATTTTTACAAGATTGCATACTCATGGATAAAAAGCGTACTTCTGACGGCGAGGGTGGATTTATCACCGAGTGGGTCGAGGGCGCTAAAATACAGGCGGCAATAGTCCGTGACACCTCAATGTCTGCCAGAGTGGCGGAAAAAGAGGGTGTAACAGCAACATATACAATTACTACAGCTAAAACAGTAAAGCTGAGCTATCATGATGTATTAAAAACAAAAGACGGAAAAATTTTTAGAGTTACATCAAATGCAGGAGAAAAAGAAACCCCTGCGTCGTCTAATTTAGACATAGCACAGGTCATGGCGGAGAAGTGGGAGTTAACGTCATGACTCCAACAGCGGCACTGTATCAATTTTGGTCGTCTTTCGGCATAACTGCATATCCGTCTAACAGGGTGCCGGAAGATACCGCATTTCCTTTTATCACATACGAACCAATTATAGCAAATTGGTGGACAGGTGCGGCCGCCGCTAGCGTCGTAAATGTCTGGTACCACACAGAATCTGAGGCAGTCCCAAATAAAAAGGCGAAAGAAATCAGTGACAGATTGCAAGGAGGAACCACGGTCAAGTGCGATGATGGAATCATTTTTCTGTCGCAAGACCAGCCTTGGACTCCTTTAGTCGATGAAGCTGACTCGTCAATAGTACGCAGATACACAGTAATAACTATGCAATTTATAACTATTTAATGAGGTGAGCAAATGAAGTATACGCAGGTACCTTCTGACCTTTTCAAAAAAATACAGATTAACGCCGGTATTATTGTATCAGCTTTTGAGCCGGAAACGGGTGCCATAACAGCAACTAACATCCTCATGGCAACCAGCGGCGGTTGTAGCTTTAGCGCGGAGCCATCCTTTACGGATTTCGGGGAAGACATTGATAATGTGCCTAAAAACACGATGGAACTCAAGGAAATCGAATCTATCGAAGTAAAATTATCAGGCACAGCCGTTACAATGGATACCGCACAGGCTAAAAGTTTTATGGCGGCGGCAGACGTAGCGGGAAACAAAGTAACACCAAGGGCAGATTTAAAGGCAGAAGATTTTAAGGATATTTGGTGGATTGGCGACTATTCGGACGAAAATTCCGGGGATTCCGCCGGATTTATCGCAATCAAAATTATGAATGCACTCTCAACGGGCGGATTTAAGATTAAATCAGATGATAAATCCAAAGGAAATTTTGATTTCGAATACACAGGACATTACAGCATTAAGAACGCAGAGACAGTACCTTACGAGGTTTATATCAAAACAGGCGAAGCGGCGTAGGAGGTAAAGCATGAAATTATCAGAATTAACAGCAGAACAGGGTTTAGAAGCCATTGCGAACTCCCTCGAACATATCGGTAACATTGCAGACGATGATGATGCGCTCAGCCTGTGCCAGAAGCTTGTACCGCAGGAAGGGGAGAAATATATCAAAGTCTTTGCTAGGGGTGCTAAAACAGCTCCTAGGCTGTTAAAAACACACAAAGATGATGTAATTGGAATCTTAGCAGCGTTTGAATTGCAGAGTGTTGAGGAATACAAGAAAAAGCATAAATTAATGGACGTTATCAAAGGCATGGTTGACCTCATCAATGAGCCGGAGGTACGTCAGCTTTTTTTCTCAGCGCCAACAAGCGCAGCAGAAGAACCCTCTGGCGATGCGCAGGAGAATACAGAGGAAGAAGCGTAAAGGGATTCTTGCTGTACGTCAAGGCTAAGATTTTAGACGACACAGAGGAATTAATTTACAAACGATACATGGCCGATGGGCTGAAATATGTAACCGAAAGCATTTCGCAGGCGTTCGGTGGGAAATATCTCTATGTATCATTTTTTGATTTAATTAATAGCGATAAAAAGCAAACAGTAACAAAGACTGGCGAAGAAATAGCCGCGGACGTCATTAAAAAAGCCGGATTGGTGGTGATGAGTGATTGAATGTGATGGAATTGTTTGTCACTCTGGCAATCAAAGACACCGCATATAAGCAGGGGCTGAAAGACGCAGAAGGTAACGCCAGCTCGTCCACATCAAAAATTGGCGGGGCATTTAAAGCGGTCGGGAAAGTAGCTAAAACAGCTATGGTGGCCGGCTCTGCTGCCGCCGTTGCATTTACAAAAACATCAATAGATGCCGGAATGAATTTTGATACTGCAATGTCTCAGGTAGCAGCTACCATGGGAACAACCGTAGACAAAATAGGGAACGTCAAAGCCAAGGCTGAGGAAATGGGGCGCACAACAAAGTACACCGCAACGGAAGCGGCGGAAGGAATGAATATCCTTGCTCAGGCTGGCTTGTCGGCGGATGAGCAGATTAGCGGTATCGGAACGGTACTTAACCTTGCCTCTGCCGGTGCTATGAGTCTGGAAGAATCGGCATCATATACTGCCGGAGCTGTAAAAGGCTTTGGTGACTCGATGAGTAACGCATCTTACTATGCCGATTTGATGGCAAAGGGTGCTACTCTTGCTAATACGGACGTAAGAGGCCTTGGAGAGGCTTTTTCCGGTTCTGCTGCCACAGCGAAAAACTACGGTCAAGCGGCGGACAGTGTCACGCTTTCCTTACTTCGCTTAGCAGAGCAGAACGTGACAGGCTCCGAGGCATCTACAGCGTTAAATAGGGCAATGGCAGATTTATATACTCCGACTGATGATGCATCAAAAGCATTAAACCAGTTAGGAGTATCTGCCTACGAAGCCAACGGCGAAGCAAAAGACTTTAACGACCTCGTAGACGAACTTAATGGCTCTTTGCAGGGTATGACAGCGGAACAAAAAAACAATGCCCTTGCAACGATTTTTACAACGCAAGGCTTACAGGCATTTAACAAAATGACCGCATCAAGTGATGCGACTGTGCAAAAATTTTGGAAAGGAATACAGGATTCTTCCGGCTCCGCAGCACAACAGGCGGCTACGCAGTTAGATAATTTGCAGGGCGACATAACCTTGCTATCTAGCGCCACAGAAGGCCTGCAACTTGCTTTTTATAATACCTTTTCGGGTACTATCCGTGGTGCCATCAAAGGTATAACAAGCGAGGTTAGTGGATTAGCTGAGGCGATGGAATCTGGCGGCATAAGCGGCGCCCTTTCCAAACTGGCGCAAGATGCGATTAATTTTAGCGGCCAGTTGCCGGGGCTGACAAAAATCGGCGGCGACCTCATAAACGGTTTAATTTCAAGCGTTACTCAAAATTCTGGAAGTATTACAACTGCTGTCAGCCAACTGTTAAATAATCTTGCCTCTACGATTTCCACAGGGCTAAATGTATTTACATCGGTCGGAGTTAATTTGCTGACGACTATCGCTAACGGCATGACTCAGGGCATCCCGACCTTTTTGGGGCAGGCGTTGCCGATGCTGACACAATTTACAGAGTCATTGAGGAGCAACGCAGGCAAATTGATAAATGCAGGCCTGACACTTATCCAGAATATTGCTCAAGGGCTGATTAATTCTATTCCTGTATTGATTGCATATGTACCTACAATCATAACGAATTTGGCTGGCATTATTAACGATAATGCGCCAAAAATCCTTGCAACAGGAGTAACAATCATAACAAATTTAGCGATTGGCTTAGTTCGTGCGATTCCGTTATTAATTGCTAATTTACCGAAGATTATCACAGCAATCGTAAGCGTATTTACAGCGTTTAACTGGTTTTCGCTTGGTAAAAACATTGTTACCGGCATAATAAAAGGGGTCAAAAATCTCCCTTCTCTTTTAAAGGGTGCCGCTAAAAATGCTGTAAACGGATTCAAGGGAGCGTTTAAGGGAAATGGTATTTTATCGGCTGTAAAAGGAGCATTTACTAAGATACCATCGGCTGTTAAAAGTATCTTTACTAAGGCAGTATCCCTTGTAAAAAGCTTCCCTGGACGGTTTAAGAGCGCCTTAAAGTTTAGCTGGTCTCTTCCACACCTAAACCTACCGCACCTGAGTGTTTCCGGCGGAAAAGCTCCGTTCGGTATTGGGGGAAAGGGTTCCCTGCCATCATTCCACATTAGCTGGTATAAAAAAGCCATGGAAAGCCCATATGTATTTTCTGATGCCACCTTGTTTGGAGCAGGAGAAGCAGGAGACGAGATGCTGTACGGTCGTAGCAGACTGATGAACGATATCAAAGAGGCAACACAGGGAACGAAAAACGATGTAACTATTAATGTAACTGTAAACGGTGCAGATAACCCGGAAGAATGGGGAAGAAGAATGGCAAGTGAGCTTAGAAGGCAGGTGAAAATGGCATAATGGCAAAGAAAAAGAAAAAGTCTGCTGCTCCTAGCGGTCTGTCTATATCGAGAGACGGTTTGAAATTTACAATATCTTGGAAAATACCGGCGAAAAAATATGAGGATGGACAGTGGCTATGGTATCGTCTACATACAAAAAACGCCGGTGCTTCTAAATGGGATTGGACAAAGTGGAAGAAAATAAATGTAGGAAAATCAGCAACTAAAAAAACGGTAGCACTTAATGCAAAAAATTATTATCCTGTCTCATCAAAATTATTAAACGCGATAGAATTTAAGGTAAAGGGCAAAACAAAAAGTGATAAAAAGCATACCTATACAGCCGCACATTCCACAAAGACATTTACCATTTATGCACCAAATGCCCCTTCCGTTTCTTATTCTCTTGATGATACTGGCGCAAATAAAGGTACATTTACTTGGAATACCTCATACGAGGCAAATGATGCAAGGCATTTTGCAAGGACGCAGGTACAGACCGCATTAATGACAAACTATAAGGGCGCCATTGCAAACGCTCGCTTTATCAATGCATCCTATACGGGAGCGTCTGGCACATGGGCGATAACAGAGGATGGTTCCCCGACACAAAACAAGACATTTTGCCGTATTGTAAGGGCAAAATCGAGAGGGTGTGCCGGAGATTCCGGTTGGAGCTATGCATACCATTATTACAGCATCCCAGAGCGTCCAAATATACAGAGTACAGGGAGCAAAGAGATAGGCTCCTCTAGCCGCTATGTATGGGCAAACTGGGTGCAGGCATCGCCGCGGGACCGCCCTGTGGATTCTATGGAGTTACAATATGCCATAGACACGCCGGAAAGCGGAGAGAGGTATACCGGCACATCATGGAGTACCGGAGTAACTGTTGCGTACCATGATTATACGGTGTCAGCAGATTTTAACACAGACGATGGCATAGCGGAAGACCAGATTATGTGGACAAGAGTGCAAAGTACGCACGATAAAAAATATGCATACTCTGAGCCACGAGTAGCGGCGCGAGGGGCTTTAAAATCCCCGTCATTTGATACGGTATCGGCAACAGGAACAACACTTATCATCAATAACGTTGAGCGAAATACGGAGGTTCCTGACGCCAAAACAGCAATCTGGATGAAAATAGACAACGAGGAAAAAGGTATTATCGCGATCACCGACAAAGAAGGGACAATCACAGTTACGTGTCCGGACGTGTCCGGCGGCGATGAATACCAGATTGCCCTCAAGAATTTTACCGGAACTTCCACACCTCAAAATGGAGCGTCTGGCACCACCTACAAACTTAGCCCCCTCATGCAGTCTGGGTGGATTTATTCGGAAACAAGAAAGATTGCAGTCCCACCGAAAAATATAACTGCAATGGCGGTGGCATCTGATACCGTGGAACTAACATGGGATTGGTCGTGGAAAAATGCGGATGCGGCTACCGTTGCGTGGGCAGACCACGAGGACGCATGGATTAGTACGGAAGCCCCAACTACTTATGACGTGGAGGACAGGGAAACCACGTGGCATATCGGGTCCCTAGAATCGGCAAAAACATATTATTTCCGCGTAAGATTGCGGGATACGTCCGGGGATGAGGAAGTGTTATCTCCTTGGTCTGATACGGTTTCCGTATCTCTGAGTGAGACCCCAACAACTCCTACGCTTGCAACGACAGAAAATTATCTTGCCCTGGACGACACAGTTATTTGTAGTGTCGGCTATACCGGAAACAGCAAAGCGAGCATAAAAATAGCGGAAGCGGTTAACGATGAGCCAGTTAAAGGCAAAGATGGAAACGTCGTTGTTTTAATGATGTCTTCCGGCATGGAGACATTATCGGAAACTATTGAAAACATTAATAAAATCTATACTGCAAGTGGCCTTTTGAGCAATCTATGGAATGTAGGAGAAATCCATTATTTAAAAGCAATGGTTACAGCACAGGGAGGCAAGGAAGGGGCATGGTCAGATTCTGTGGCTGTTGAAATTGTTGCAAAACCTGCGATAAACAGCGTGACAACAAATCTTGTTTCGGAATCAACTGCATATAATTCTGGCGATGTTACCACGGAAACGAGCGACCAGACAGTACCAGAATCATCGGAAGGTACAACAAATTATTTAGAGCAGCTACCATTAACAATAGTCCCTTCCTTCGGGGATTCTGCTGGCACAGCAAAAGTAACGATTGTCAGGGACGAGGATTATTATATTCTGCGCCCGGACGGATTAAAGGAACAACATTTTGCCAATGAAATTATTGCTAGTTTTACTGGCAACGAAACAGACAGCTACGCTATTGGCTTAAGCGACCTGATCGGGCAGATGGATGACGGTGCAAGGTACAGCATACAGATTGCATTTACAGATATTTATGACCATGTGGCAGAAAAAAAGATACCGTTTGTTGTACGGTGGAAACATCAGCCGGAAGTACCAACGGCCACTGTAAATACGATTGCAGACAACAAAACAGCGAGTATTGTCGTTGCTAAACCAACTACATATGCTGATGGGGATACATTTGACCTATACCGGATGAGTGTAGACAGAGCGGAATTGATTCTGGAAAATGGGGTTTATGGCCAGAAATATGTTGACCCGTACCCGGCGTTAAATGAGTACGGCGGCATACTGGTTGTAAATAAAACCGCCAACGGTGACTATATAACGTCAGATAGTTCGTTTGCATGGTTATATAGCGATTTTTCCATCGAATATAAAAAGGCAATCATTGATTTTGACGGTGAATCTATCGAAATCCAGTATAACATTGACTGTGATAATTCGTGGGATAAAGATTTTGAGAGGACAGTATACCTTGGGGGCTCTGTGCAAGGCGATTGGAACCCTGCGATCACTCGCGATTTAAAAATTGATGCAGTAAGTATCTCACTGACAGAACCAACGATGATTGAGCAAATGAGACGGCTCGCAACGTATCCCGGAATATGTCACGTTAGGACACCAGATGGTTCATCGTTTTCCTGCGATATACAGGTGTCGGAGAAAAAAGACCACGATAATAAAATGAGGACAGATTTCTCATTAACGATAAAAAAAGTGGATTCGGAAGAACTGGATGCTGTGACGGAAGAACAGTGGAACGCAGAGCATCCTAATGAGGTGGCGTGATGGATTGGAGCAAAGGATTTTCAGCAAGATATATTTTAACAACAGTTGACCCTAAGACGTGGACAGACCGTCAAGAATTTGAATTTACTGAGGGTAGTATTGACCGGGACAGTACGTCAGATTTAAGGGAATCTGCTTCCGTCACAATGACGGAAAAGATAACAGACAATGAGTGTTGGGTCCGCATTTACCTACAAGCCAGACAGGGAGGGTCAGGAGCAAAAGTAGCACTGTTTACTGGCTTGACCGCCTTCCCAGAAAGAAAGCTTGATGGTGTGAGAGAGACTTACGGTATTGACTGCTATTCCGTTCTCAAGCCGGCAGATGATGTGATTCTGCCGCGTGGTTATTATGCACCAGCCGGTAGCGGAGCAAAACAGATTAAAAATCTGTTTAATGATTGCATCCCTGCTCCCGTGTATGTCGAGGGAACATCACCGATAACTACAGATAACATCGTTGCGGAAGATGGGGAAACAAGGCTCACAATGGCACTGCATATTTTAGATGCTATTGGTTGGCGGATACGAATACTTGGCGATGGAAGCATTGTTATCTGCGCAAATGATAATAATAGCAGTCTTACAGTGGGGATTAACGCAAACGACATCATAGAGTGCGATGTAACAGACACATTTAATTGGTACGACACACCGAACTGTTTTATGGCAATACATGACGATTACGGCGCAGCCATCGCGCGGGACGACAGCCCGGACAGTTATTTATCAACCGTCAGCCGGGGCAGGGAAGTGTGGAAATCGGAAACAGGCGTTGAATTATCTTCCGGGGAAAACATAGCGGCTTATGCCGTTAGAAAACTAAAAGAATTGCAGAATCCTGCCAGAACGATACAGTATAGCCGGCGATTTTTCGAGGACGTTCTTTTAGGAGATGTGGTCTTTCTAAATTATCCGAGACATGGCCTTACTGGAAAATTCAGAATAATATCACAAACCTTGTCGCTTGAACACGGATGCCGGACAAAGGAAGAGGTAGAGAGCATTGAATGATTTCATAAAAGAGATTGCCTCGGCAATGAAAGAAAGCAAAACAAAGCCTTACGACACGGTTGCAAAAGTCCTTCGGGTTGACGAAAAAACAGCATATGTCCACATTGACGGTGGAGCAGATGAAACCCCCGCACAGATGGCAATTAATTGTAAGACAGGTGACACAGTAAAAATCCGTGTCAGCGGCGGAAAAGCATGGTTAACAGGAAACATTACAGCACCACCTACAGATGACTTTGTTGCAATTAAAGCGAATAAGACAGCTACTAAGGTAAAGAAATCCTACGAGAACTTTAAAGATATTACTGAGGAAAACTTTAGCAGTCAGGAAGACAAGATAGCAGAGGCTGCTAAAGTTGCAACTAACTTCATGAAATATATCGAAGGACTTGGATTAGTTGTCGGTGATATGCGAGGAAATACGCTTGGACAGAACGCGTTACTTGACGCAAATGGAATGTGTGTGCGCAACAATAACAGCGAAATTGTACGATTTGGAATTACAGATATTAAAGTAGTGAATGAAGACGGAGACCCTGTTTATAGTGGCGCTGGCTCGGTCGTAAAGTCACAAAACAACATTGTTGTATCAACACAGCAAACAAAAGATGCAAATGATACTAATGTCGGTGGTAAAGCTGCGCTTGAATTATATTATGATAGTGCAAAAGATAATATGAGTCTCTCGTTATCTGTAAAAAGTGGAACATCCTATACTGATTTGTACGAAAGCATTGGAAATGGGATATATGCTGATAACTCTAATACAAAGATTGTGTCTTCAGACGTAATAAAGTTGGATGCAGGGAGAATATATTTATCTACCTATTTAGGGACTTGGAGACCATATTTTTGCGCTGGCGATTCGATCAGTGCAACTTTTGGTACTGCTGGATATATTACGAGTTCCGGCAAGGATGTCATTTTTATAATTCCATTATCAAAACCAATAGTTGGGAACCCGACGGTAACAGTAACAAGTGTGGAAGGGCTTATGGTCCGACAAAATAATAAGTATTTGTATGGTGGCTCGTCAACAAAATATGTCAAACCTAGCAAATATACTGTACACTCAACGCTTAGTGGAGGCTGCATCCATGTATTTGCAACAATGCAAAATACCACAGATGTTACAAACAATAGCCCTTGCGGCATCTATGCTAATATTAAGATAACATTCTCATAGGAGGAATAAAATTGGCTTTAAAAAAAGAAATTCGTCAAAGCGACGGCGTAGTTACTAATTATCACAGAATCTTATATATTCAGTCTACAATCAACAGTCATGATTCAATAGCTGTAGTATCTTATGTAGATGAGATTGGTAGAGCTATGGAAAGCAACGGTGACAGACCGTACAGAGCCGCTGTTACATATGAGAAAGAGTATGAAGAGAATATGACTATTGAAGATGCTTATAAGTATCTCAAAACACTTCCAGATTACGAAGATGCAGAGGATATCTGATACAATTTATGCATAAGGAGGCGAAAGCATGATAGCTAGTGGAACAATAATTATTGATGGGCAGACATACCGCAAAGGAGATGTTATACACGATTTAGGCGGATGGGATTGCATAGATACGGACGGAAGCAAGCGATATTACTGGGGGAAGTCTTCTGAAGTAGATAAATTGCCTCATTATGTTGCAAGTGGTTCGACGGCGTTATGCGTAGACACAGGGGAATTATATGGCTTTTATGCCCCTGATAGCAAGTGGTTTTTGCTTTAAGGAGGTGTAGAGCATGAGAAAAAGTGGTTTAACGGGAGATGAGGCGTATGCACTCTCGAAACGTAGGGGAACATCAGGAGGCCTTGGTCCACTAAAGAAAGAACTTAGTTTGCTAAAGGAAGATTTATCCAACAAAATTACAAAGTTCTATGCATCGAATCAGGGTGAAACTCATCTTGCCGATTCTGACAATGGCAAAATTCAAGATATGATGATATATGGCAAATCATCACAGGATGGAACACCCTCACCAGAGAACCCAGTTGAGATTAAGAGCGTGGTGAATCCGACAGTGAAGGTGTCAAACGAAGATGGAACAAAATCTCAGACTGTCACTCTCCTATACACCCTCAATGCCATTCCAGTAAGTTCAGATGGTAACGTCACAATTGATGGTCAGCAATATGTTGCGGATTATGTGGATGTGGAACGAGGGAAGTTGGTGAGGATGTGTAAAGAAAAAGTTTTCGATGGAACTGAAAAATGGCGTAGTGAATTGTCATATATGGTTGCAGACATACCAAACTTTAGTTACGTTGATAACAATAATCATGAACACATGACATATCTTCTTTGCAACAAATATAAAGTGTCAAAAACTATTGGCGATAATGATAACTTGATTTTTATAAGAATAAACGGCGATGGTGTGGTTATAAAAGATACTTTGCATCAATCAACTGTTGATGATTGGAAAAAATACCTTAATGATAATCCATGCATTGTGCATTGTCTTTCGGCAATTCCCGAAGAAATTAGCCTCACCACAGAAGAAATCATTGCATTTAAAGCACTTGCAACATATTATCCGACTACAAACATCAGCGTCAATTCAGAACAGTTGGACGGATATACAGTATTTAATTATCCGATTAGCATGGCTAATGGATGGAACTATGTAAAACAACAGTTAAACGACAACCGAGATTACATTTATGATATGGACACACAATCAGCAGAAGCCTATGTCAACAGCGAATATGCAGTAGCACTTACAGAATTGGAGGTATGATATATGCTGTATAGAACATTATTAAAACTCAAAGAAAGAAATGGTCTGACAGACGATTTAAAGAATAAGATTGATATTTTCTTTGCGACTGGCAGGATTACAGAGGAACAGTACAATGAGCTGATGGATGTTAATAAGGAAGAAGAATCGAAAGCGGAAACTAATTAACTAAAGAGGGCTTTAATTAATTTATAAAAACAAAAGAAAAATAATTTTTAAGGAGGAATGGAGATGGTAGATATTATGTTGCCACTAATAACTTGTATTTTTGTAGTTTTTGATTTGGCTAGTGGCGGAGTAGCCGCCTGCGCTAACCACAAGTGGAAATCCTCAGAAATGAGAAAAGGATTGTATCACAAATTTGGCTCCATTATGCTTGTGGTGCTTGCGTACCTTATCGACTACGCTCAGAAATATGTAGACTTAGGCTTTCAGGTGCCTATTGCCGCAGGAGTTTGTGTATACATCATTTTGATGGAGCTTGGCTCTATCGTGGAAAACATCGGCAAAATTAACCCTGATTTGCTCCCGGACAAGGTTAGAGCGATTTTAGGACTGGACAAAACGAAATAAATTTACGTAATTTTTGCGTGTTTGAGGTGATACAGTGAACAGAAGTTTGATAAAAAAACTCTGGAAATTAGGCGATAAACAATTTATTGATTACGCCTTGTCATGTGCCCGCTTAACTTTGCGGGAGCGTGAAACTGTACAGTACTTGCTTTTTGACGGATTAACGCAGGAGCAAGCCGCCGAGAAAATGGATATAAGCACGAGAGGATTACAAGGGCTGTGGAGTTGCGCCGTGGAAAAAATTTTGTTAGTTCCCGGCGCGATCCCGTACATAAACAGTCTTTAAAAAACTAAAGATGATTTAAAAATTGCGCAGAAATAAGCACACTGTCTTCGTGGTGGTGTGCTTATTTTTTTGCGATAATAAAACTATAAGGAGGGCAGAGAGATGTATCAATATTGGAACCCAAATCCCGCGGCGGCAAAAGTGGGAGATTGTACCGTGCGTGCTATCTCAAAAGCTATGGGGCAGACGTGGGAAGAAACGTACATACAGCTTGCACTGTACGGCTTGATGCTGTCAGATATGCCCTCAGCTAACGCAGTGTGGGGTGCATACCTCAAAGATAATGGATTTAGCCGTTATATAATCCCGGACGAATACATGACTTGTACCGTCTCGGAATTTGCAAACAACCACCCGGAAGGGGTATATATATTAGCGCTGTCAGGGCACGTTATAGCAGTAATTAATGGCAATTACTACGATACGTGGGACAGTGGAGCAATGACACCTATCTACTACTGGAAGGAAGGAGGGAAATAAATGTTCGGTTATCCACAATATCCACAACAGTATCCACAGTATCCGCAATATCCACAACCGGATTATCTTGACCAACTAAATCGACTAAAACAACAGCAGGCGCCGCCTCAACAAATGCAACAGCAGACCAATCCCGATGAGCGGATTTGGGTGCAAGGACAGGGCGCGGCGGAGGCGTATTTAGTAGCGCCAAACTCTTTTGTTCGCCTGTGGGACAGCCAAGCGCCAGTTTTTTACGAAAAAAGAGCAGACCAGACGGGCAGACCGTTTTTAGAGGTGTTTGAGTATAAGCGTAAGGGCTCAAATTCGCCCACAGCGGAGCTTTCACAATCTAGCCAACCAATCAACTATGAGGAACGCTTAAACGCCTTAGAAAGGCAAATGGAGACGTTAAAAAGGAGGGTATTGAATGAATCTCAATCCAATGCAGATGATACAGCAGTTTCAACAGTTCAGGCAGCAGTTTCAAGGGGACCCGAAGCAAGAAGTACAGAATTTGCTAAATAGCGGGCAAATGAGCCAGCAACAGTATAACCAGTTGCAGGGAATGGCAACACAGTTTCAAAACCTTTTAAAGGGTTTTAAATAAATAAATAAAAAGGAGTGATTTCATGGGATTAACAACAGACGGAATGAGCCCGGCAGATTTGGCGGCAGTCACAGGCAACAATAATGGCGCATTTGGCGAGGGCAACGGTGCTTGGTGGATTATCATTCTTTTCCTTTTCATCTTCTGTGGATGGGGAAACGGAAATGGATGGAATAACGGCGGCGGAGGCGCGGTAGATAACTATGTATTAGCTTCTGACTTTGCAACCTTACAGCGCCAGATTGATAGCGGTATTTCCTCCCTTGAGCGCAAGGGTGACGCCATCAACAGCGGTATTTGTGACGGATTTTATGCGATGAATACCTCTCTTCTCAACGGATTTGCAGGAACAAATAGCACAATCCAGCAGAACGGGTATGATACACGGAATGTAATCCAGCAGGGACAGATTGCAGATATGCAGAGCTTTAATGCTTTGCAGGCACAGTTAGCACAGTGCTGCTGTGACAACAAGCAGGCTATCGCAGGCGTTAACTACAATATGGCGATGAATACCAATGCAATCCAGCAAGAAGTTACAAACGGCTTCTGCCAGACAAATTTTAACAACGCAAACAACACAAGAGACATCATTGACAACCAGAATAACAACGCCAGAGCCATCCTCGATGCTCTTACAGCACAGAGAATCGAAGCTAAGGACACCAAGATTGCCGAGCAGAATCAGCAGTTATTTGCGGCGCAGTTAGCGGCTTCTCAGGCGTCACAGAACGAAACCTTAAAGGCATACATGCAGGGACAGTTTACTTACTACAACCCTAGACCAGTGCCAGCTTTTCCGGTTTCCGCGCCTTACCAGTACGGTAACTGCGGATGCAATACCGGTTGCGGATGCTAAAATTTTATAATTAGCAGCTTCCTGCACGACAGGATTGTTCGGCTTGTGCCGATGATGCTTATAGCGGCGGGGCAATCGTTCCGCCGTTTATTATTAAAAAAGGAGTGATAACGTGGCAGAATTTACTAATAGCAATATCGTAACCGTAGCAGCGGGGCAGAATTTACCGCTCACAGAGACAGCCGTAAAGTGCGGTAGCTGTATTACACACCGGGAGGGGGCAGGAATTGTGACCCTTAGAGGCCTTACAAACCAGTGCAGGGCGCGCTATAAGGTCAGCTTTGGGGCTAATATCTCCATACCTGCCGGTGGAACTGTGACACCTATTTCTATTGCCCTGGCAATCGCCGGAGAACCATTAAATAGTGCGACAGCAATCGTAACACCTGCGGCGGTAGGCGAATATTTTAATGTATTTACGGCGGCATTTATTGACGTTCCGCGCGGGTGTTGCATAACGATCGCAGTCGAAAATACATCTACGCAGGCAATTAATATAGCCAATAGCAATCTAATCGTCGAGAGAGTAGCGTAAAGGAGGGCGAAAAATGGAATCATTACACAAATTAAAAAAGATGATGTGCAGAGAGCTGGACGAGATTTCGAACAAAGGCGATATGAGCGCCGGGGATTTAGAAGCAGTCCACAAACTGACAGACACAATTAAAAATATCGACAAGATTATGTATTTGGAAGGCGGCAGCGAATACAGCCGCGGCGGCGACTGGAACACGTCAGAAAGATATAGCCGTGGGCGTTATCCCGACATGGATTACGGTGATTATAGTAACGCTCGCAGGGGCCAGCACTATGTGAGAGGCCATTACTCTTACAACGATGCAAAAATGCAGGTAAAAGAAACTATCAAAGACATGATGCACGACAGTAATCTGTCTAGTACAGATCAGGCAGCACTAGGCAGAGCATTAGCAGAATTAGACCGATAAGAGAAAGGGGTGCCGCAATGATTAATATGGACGAAATTAATGCCGAAATTGCGGCATTAGAGGCAGGAAAAACAACCTACGCCACTTGCGAACGGCTTTCGATTTTATACAATGTACGCAACAATTTAATGAGCAATCAACAACCGAACCAACTATCTTCCAACACATCATACTACTCTTACAGTTCCGAGCCGGATTCTGAATTTAAAGAAATCGCCCGAAACGCAGACTTTGAGCACTTATTACGCGTGCTTGACGAACACATGAAAGCCATCGAAGCAATGTATCCGCGAGAATATCGGTCAGTTTTGCGAAAAATAAAAGAGGGCGCTTGAAACGTCCTCTTTCTTCTTGTATAATATAATTACTTCTCCTTTATTTCTATCATATTTTGTTATACGGTAACTGACCTTAACCTGGTGGTTTCGGCTAGTTACTGTATAACAAAAACTAAAAAAATATAATATCCTCCACGTAAGTGTCGGGGGATATTTTTATTTCTTTTACAATGCTTTTCCAAAACACCTGCTTGTCTTGTTCACCTAACTGCATATACATATCTTTCCAACCGTCAGGAAATCTGCTTTGTATTTTTTTCTTAGTTTCTAGTTCTTCCGTTGCGGCGGTCTGGGATAGTTCTTTTAATTCCTTTGATATAGCCTCATATCTTTCGTCATAGTATTCTTCTGTTATCCTACCTTTTTCAAACATTTTATTAATTCTTCCCAACTCGCTGGATAATTTTTTCTTTCTCTTTTCCGCATCGTTTCCGCCTGCCTTCACACGACCTTCTGCCCTTAATACATCTAACTGTATTTTTTCTTCGATGTGATTGAGCATATATGTTTCTAATTTTTTTTCTGATCGCGTGTAGGTCTTGTGCTTTTGTGCGACAGAGTGGGGACAGTGATATACTTTGTACTTTTTTCCTTTTTTGCCTATTGCACACCCGGAAAGCCTGCAACCGCAAAGCGGGCATTTCATCAAGCCGGAGAAAATGTAAATACGCCTCCTGCAATCTGTCCAAGTTTTTTGGCTGGAGACCTCTTTAATTCTTTGCGCCTGTTCCTCTGTTATGTATGGCTCACAGTAGTTTTTTACACCGTACATTTCCCCATGATAGGCAGGACTCGACATAATTTTGACTATCCTAGTTCTGGTCCTTATAAAATCAGGGTATTTACTTAAAATATAGTCGGCGGTTCCTGCTTTTGAGAAGGTCTGAAAGTAATGCTCAAACATATCCTCAATTATTCCTCGCATCTTCTCGTCTTTTACAATCTTTTTCCCTTCTACGCGATAACCTACCGGAACTTTTCCACCAATGTATTCCTTGTTGTTCCGTTTAAATTCCATAACAGACCGTATTTTCTCGCTGTCTCTGTCTGCCTCTGCCTGCGCTACAGACAACATGATGTTAACTTTAAAAATCCCCTGACTTGTCTCCGTCTCGTAATCCTCCCAGATAGCCCTCCAAGGCACTTTACACGCATCAAGGACACTTTGTACCTCATAGTACCCTGCAACGGCTCTAAACCACCTGTCAAGGCGTGTAAAGAGTATTATATCAATCTCATGTTTCTTGCAATCCTCAAGTAACTGTAAAAGAGCAGGGCGTTTTGTGTATTTTTTACGTGCAGATATGCCGGCATCGTTATAAATACCAGCAACCGTATATCCTTGCTCTTCACAATATTTTTCAAGTGCATCTATCTGCGAATCAACAGACAGACCACTGTTCTTCTGCTCTTGCGTGCTTACTCGCACGTACAAAGCGGCTCTTTTCATTTATTTTCCTTCCTGCCTTCGTACCTCCGGGGCGGGCGCTGCTGTCTACATACCGCTAAGCCTGTCTATTAGCTTTTTTCTGAGATTTTCGTATTTCTCGGTTATTTCTTCACTATCCGGAAAGTTAACCAAGCGAAAACAAGCATTTTCAAATTCATTAACCAATGCTATGTTTTCGTATCTTTTTAATTCTATAGTTTTTTGTGGCAAATCGTCATAAAAAACTTTTAAATCTACACCTAGAGCGCCTGCGATTTTTGATAAGGTCTCTACCTTTGGCTTCCTTTTTCCGACTTCGTACTGGCAAATCATGGCAGTTGAAACGCCTAGACATCTAGCAAGTGCCGCCTGTGAAACTCCCTTTTGTAGGCGCATAGCTTTGATTTTTTCGCCAATAGAGACATTTTCGCTGCGCTGCAATAAAACATCGTAAAAATTGTCAAGCTCAACTTCTAGCGCATCGGCTATTTTCGCAATCGCCTCCAATTTCGGATTATATCGCCCCTGCTCATACCCCTGTATAGAGCCAATAGATAGTCCAGTTTTTTGAGCGAGTTCTTTTTGACTTACCTTTTTGCTTTTTCGCAATTCCTTTATTCTTTCTCCGATTTCTTCCGAATCATCCGCCACAGATTGTGAAAAATCAGAATAAAAAATATTTGGATTAATTTCTAGTGCATTAGCGATTTTTGAGACAGTTTCAAATTTCGGAACGGTCTCTTTCTTTTCGTACTGTGCTATGGTCTGCTGTGTTATTCCTCCCATTTTGTCGCCGAGTTCTTTTTGGGATAAGTTACGTTCTTCTCTTAGTTCCCTTAACTTTTCTCCAAAATTTTTCATTTCTTTGTATCTCCTCTCTTGATTTAATTCGATTATATACGATAATGTCTATTGCGCCAAGATAAAAATACACGAAAACGTATTATTTTTTATATTCCACGATGTCGCACACCTGACAGTCTAATTTCTCGCACAAATACATAATTGTATCTATATTCACATTTCTGTCGTGCCGCAACTTATTGACCAACGCCGGGGAAAGATTAAAGCTTTCCTTATCTAATAGGTTGGAACGCTTTAACCCTCTACGTTCTAACGTGTCCCATAAATTACTATATGAGATACTGCCTTTATATATGTTGCTTCTTTTTCTTGCTCGTGTTTCCATTTTGAAGCCTCCTTTAATCGTTATAAATATATAGTACAT